AATTTTCTTTAGATGATTTTCGAGCTGGTAAACTAGTATTAAGCGGATTTTAAATTATGGCTATTGATCCTAATAAACAACAACGTCGCAGAACTACTACCTCCCAAGGACCAACAAATAGTAGTGAGGTCAGGAAGAGTAGATATAATCATGCTAGAGATGGGCCTGTAACTTCTATGGGAAGATTCTTAGACTTTTATGAGAAAGTTCCTATCTTAGAGGCAGAGGATGATATAACTTTTGTTATTCCTCATGTTTTTGACGGGAGAGCAGATAAGATTTCTAACCACTTTTATAATAGTCCTAGATATATGTGGGTTATCTTAATGAGAAATAATATTGATGATCCATTTTCAGAACTATTACCAGGAAATAAAATTTTCATTCCTTCAGTAACCAGACTTTTCAGTGAGATCCTAAACTAATGGTAGCAGAAGCTTTAGACCAAGTATTACCTGATAATCCCCTTAAGAAATTCTCTAGCTATACCACCTACTTTACTATTAAATTTGGAAGAGGATATACAGGAAATAGCTTTAATAATGTTAGATCCGGCGGACATGACAGTCCTAGTAATATCCTATTGTTAGATACTCGGGGCCAGAGTCAGGGTGGAGATAAGAACCAGCATCCTAAACTATCAGTAAAGCATTTTGATATTAGCCATTTCTTTAATGACAGAGCAGAAGCAACTTTTGGATTAGATGCTACTCTAAGAATTTTTGAGAGGGGTGGAGCTAGTTATTTACAAGAAATTGGTAGGATAATGCAAGAACTAGAAGTAAGTCATACATCTCAATTAGTTATGTGGGTAGGGGTAGGATTATATGGCTGGCGTACTGAAGGGAAGGCTTTTACTGCTGAGCCAATTAGTCAAAAATGGTTTCCTCTCCATATTTTTAAAGTTGATATGAATCTACGAAACAGCGGTTCAGAATATACTCACTGGCTTAGAGGTTGGACTTATGTTAGGACTGCTGAGACCGAGGGTCAACAGATTAATGATATTCATACTGTCGGAGCCACTTTGGGGGATCATTTGAATGATTTAATGGTTAAAGCGTCTAGTAGGATATCTAGAACGGCTGAAGAATCTGCGAGAAGCGGGCAAATAAATCAAGCGGCCGGCCAGGAAAATAATCCATTTAAAAAAATTACATATTCATTTGAGTTGGGTTCGTCCTCTGATGGTTCTACAATTAAAAAGGATGCTCAAATTGTATCTGATACAACTACTATGAACACGGGCGGATTGATTGATATTCATTCTGGGGGAGAGAGCGGCATTACCACTATAGTTAATCACATTAAGGAGATTTTAGCTCATTGTCCAACAATTAATCAATCCCTGATTGCTAAAAACCAATCATTTAAAATTATTGCTCGTCCTACAGTTATGAATGAAGAGGAAGAAAGTATTACATATAATATTTTTACTTATTCCATGGACTCTAGAGGATTAAAGCCACTAAAGAGATTTAATTACTTCTTTGGTGGGAGGAATGAAGATGTAATTGAGTTCAATTTTAATCTTGATGGCCTTTTTAAAGTAATCCCTAATGCTATCGTAGATAGCACTAGGAACACAACCGAAAGGGATCATACAGACACGGCTCAGGGGGCCGAAGAAAGAAAAGAAAGTGCTGACTTACCTATGACTTCTGCTACTGCCAAGAACAATCCGCCAGCGACAGCCTTTACTGTTACTAATAGAAAGGACATTCTTGCTAAAGGAGATTTTCCTCCGCTTAGGAGTAAGCTCAATTGGTATAGAAATAATACTGTTAATGCTCAAAGATCTTATCTTCAAAACTTAGATAATGTAGAAGCTTGGATGGGACCTAAATTATTGGAAGGTGGATTTAAAATAATTGGAGATCCAAATCTAATATTAGACGAAGCTACTATTGCCGAATTACAGATAAAAGGTGCTCCTTTAGAAACAGCTATTAACTATATTATTTTTACAGTAGGAATACCAGGACCAGAATTTCCTAATATACCAGAAACAGAGAACTTTATTTTCAATGGAGTTTATGGAATAAGAAGTATTAAAAGCATCTTTGATGAAACCGGAAAATTTACACAAGAGATCAATGTGTTCTTTAGAGCAGATTTAACTCAGTTTGGTGGTAATATTACTCCAGACCCAAATCCAACTAGAAGACCTTAATATGCCAAGAATTAACGAAATATTTGAAGAACAGATTATTGATTTAAACCTTAAAGATACTAATTCTCGGGCAACTGGCCTTTATACTGGAGAAGTGTTAGCTAATAATGATCCTCAACAGATGCATCGATGCAGAGTTCAAATTCATGGTATTGATGAAGGAGGACTAGAGATGATCAATTATCGCTGGGTTCCTTCTTTAGCTTCTTTAGCTGGTGTTCAACAAGATGCTCCTATGGGACCTGCTAAAGACATAACTCCGGGATTTACATCTTATGGTACTTTTGGAGCTCCCAAGATTGGTAGTATTGTCTTAATTATGTTTATTGGTGGCAGATTAAGTAATCCGATCATAGTCGGTTCTCTATATCCAAATGATTTAATCACCGGATTACCGGGCGGGAACAGAGGTAAAAACGAATTCGGGGAAAGCTCTGATAATGATATTACTAGACTAGTTCAGAGATTAAATCAAGCTTTTGGAACAGCAGATTCTGTTACTAAAGATACTAGAGGATTCGAAGTAACTGCGAGAGCCCCTGGGGAAAGAACAGGAGCACCTGATGTCAGAGATAATAATAGAAAGACTGGCAATATATCTGGTGATAGATTAAGATCTGGATATCCTGAAGTATTAGGATTTGAACCTACCGAAGGACCAGACAATGAGCCTATGATGTATTCTTATACAACTCCAGGCCAGAATATGTTGTTAATGAACGACGATCCGGATAATTTTAAGATTAGAATTAAAACTTTAAGCGGAAATCAAGTCATCCTAGACGATACTAACGAAAGAATTTATATTTCTACTAGTCGTGGGAATAACTATATTGAGATGGATGAGGATGGTCATATTGATATTTACGCTAGCCATCGAGTCAGTATTCACTCTGAACAGGATATTAATATCAAGAGTGATAAGCAAGTTAATATTGAAGGTTCCCAAGGAATTAATTTGAAGTCAGGGAAAGATATTAATATTCAGACTAGTACTAGTATCTGCCAGAAGGCTGGCCAAAATATCTACATTAATCCAGCTGATAACTGTCATATTAAAGCCGGCTCAGATATTTTTATTAATGCAGCTGCTAACTGTCATATTGATTCTGGAATTAGTAATTTCATTGAAGCAAATGGAGGAACTAATAATATTAGAAGCACTGGGGATACTATTATAACTGCTGATGCTATTCAGTTGAATGGTCCTCCTGCAACGGCTGCTAGTCCTGGTAGTTCTGCTGGTCCTGCTAATTCAGTTAACCGATCCCCATTACAGGAGAGCAATACCTGGAGAGCCATTAGCGCGATCGGAATTCGAAGTGATGCTGTTAGTTCTGCTCATTCTGACAAATCCAATGTATCTGTCTATGAGAATGCCGCTCAAGGTGGTAAAAACAGCATTAACCGATTAGACAATTGGAGACCATAATTTACCCCAATTTTTGTCCTTCGCACACCGAATAAATAGCTTAATTAAGTGGAATCTAAAATAAATGGTTGAATTGGTTAAGCAAAAAAGCATATATGTTGGAGGAACATTTGATACAGATTTAGGTAAAGGTTTTAGAAGGACCGGAGCCGAACTTATCAAAAAAGATCTCCTTTATCATCTTTTTACCCGCCGCGGCGAACGCGTTATGATGCCAGAATTTGGCACAGATCTCCAAGACATAGTTTTTGAACCTAATGATCCGACTACTCAAGACAGAATTACTGGAGAAGTCCAAGCGGTTATTGACCATGATCCACGAGTTGAATTAATTAGACTTACAATAGACGTAGACGAAGACAGTCACAGCATCTCTGCTGAGGTTCTACTACGCTTTATCGAACTAGAGATTATCGACACTCTCAATTTAGACATTCCAGCTAACTAAAGGATAAGGAATTATGCCGCACTTAGAACCAAATAAGACTTTAAAGGTCGTTGAGGACTTTCGAAGAGTCCATGAGGCATTTGAAAGGATTAACTTCAACGCGTTTGATTTTGATTCCATTAAGGCTTCTTTAATAGAATATCTTCGTTTATTCTTCCCAGAAGACTTCAATGATTATATTGAATCTAGTGAAATAATAGCCCTCATTGAGACTTTCGCATATGTTGGTGAATTAATAGCATATCGACTAGATCTGAATGCTCATGAAAACTTCATTACTCAAGCCGAGAAGAAAGAATCTATCCTTCGATTAGCTCGATTAATTAGTTTTAATGCTTCTAGGAGACAGAGTGCTAGAGGATTAGTCAGAATTGACAGCATTAGCACTACGGAGGAAGTTAGGGATTCTTTAAATAACCAGCTTAGAAATCGAGTTATCAAGTTTAATGATCCTAATAATCCTAATTGGCAAGAACAATTTTTTACTATTATAAGCTTACTTCTTAGACAGAAATTCGGGGAGCCTCAAAAGACAGAGACTATTAATGGGACTACCTTTGATCGGTATTCCACTAAGGTTTCTGGTCTAGATAAAGGGGTATTTCCATATACTGTTAATACTTCCTTGAAAAATGTATCCATGGAGATAATTTCTACCGATATAGATTCTACGGGAGCAATCGAATCAGTACCAAATCCAGATGGGGATTTTCAGATCCTTTTTGTAGATGATGGTTTAGGGTTAGGTAGTAATGGAACAGGATTTCAGATCTTAACTGTTCAAGGGGAAATCGTTCGAAATGCTTTTAATTTTGAACAACCAATTCCTAATAGAGGTATCGAACTTCCACAACCAGGATTGAATCAAAGAGATATTCACGTTATCCAGGTACTAGAAGCAGATAGCGATACTATTGTAGAAGTATGGAACCGAGTTGATTCATTACAGGGAGAACATCTCCATTTTGATCCTTCCACAGAGAGAAGGAACTATGAAGCTACTACTCTAGAAGATGATCGAGTAGAAGTTCGCTTTGGGGATTCTGCTTTTGCTACTATTCCAGTAGGACCATTTAATATTTGGGCTAGAACTTCAGAGGCAGACCCAGTTATTGTTCCTAGAACTAAGGTTCAGGAAGAAGAATTTAGTTTTACTTATCAAGACGTGGAAGGAAATACTCAACAGGGTACTTTCCGCTTCTCTTTAATTAATAGCTTGGCCAATGCCGTTTCTAGTCAAGATGTTGAAAGCATTAGAACAATTGCCCCTAGCATCTATTATACTCAGAACCGAATGGTTAATTCTAGAGACTATAATGAGTTTCTATTCCAAGATCCAGCGGTTTTAAAACTGAAGGCTGTTAATAGAACATTCTCTGGACAGACCAAATTTTTAGATTTCCAAGATGCATCTGGAAACTTTCAGAATATTAAATTATTCGGTGATGATCTTCGAATGCTCTTATTCGAGGATATCATTTCTCAAATTTCTACTTCTACTCAAGGCGCTACTGATTCTCAGCTTATTACTAATATCATAGAACCTCTTCTAGTTAGAGATGATGTTAAGACTCACTTAAGAAGGATTCAAGGAGTAGAAAGCCCAAGAACCCTATTTAGAGAAGAGGTAGACACTTCTGCTGCGTTTTCTCTTAATGTAAGCACAATATCCGGAACGTCAGGAGCTTCTGGTGCTAGCTTAGGGCTTGTTTGGACCTTTGCGTCAGCTGCTGCTTCCCCCCTTTTGGGAGCTTCCAATTTTGGATTGTTAATAGCAGATGGAACAGTTATAACCGCATCTGACTTTATAATAAACAATGCTTCTAACATTCAGATTAATTCTAGTGTTGTAGCTTCTACAGCTTCGGTATCTTTGGCAGCTTCTATAGGTTCTATAGATTTTGGTCTGTCCAGAGAATGTTCTATTAATAGCCTTCAGTTTTAAAACCGCTGGATCTTGGAATAGAAACTCATTATAGTCTCTAG